GGTCTTCATAGATATCAAGTTTGCTTTCAAGGACCGCTAACTTCTGGAGACCGAACGCCATGTTGCTCCTTTATCAAACGTTTCTGATAGCAAAATCAAGGGCTGATTGGAACGTTGAAGCGTCTTTGTTCAGCAAATAACGAAACTGTTGTTGTTTGTCGTCGTCAAGCTGAGCATAGGCGGCGGCAATTCTCTTAGCCGAGAAGTTATCTAAATTCTGTTGTGAACCATCACCGAAAGTAATCTTGGCAAATGAAGTTTCGCCAGTTGGATTTAATTCCGATGTAGCAACTTGAAGAGCAACTTCAAGAGCATCTAATGTAGTTGTTTCCATAACCATTTCACCTTCCATTTCGTATGAGTTTTTCATTTGTACTTTTTTCTGCTGATCACTTGCTTTCTTTTTGAAGTCGGCAAGGCGAGCTTTCATAAGAGTGTCCATCTCTTTGGTCTTATTGACCATTTTTTTCTTTGCCTCATCTCTCTTCTTTTGAAGATCTTTTTGGCGATTGAGCTTTTTCATTTGCCCAATTTGCTTTTGTGCTCTCTCAGTTTCCGAGGGCACAGCTTCAGAAATGATAGTTTCTTCTACTTGTTCTTTCATTTTTTTACGGGATTGAATACGAGAGAGCATTTGTTTAGCACCTTTTGTTCTGCCATCAACTTTATCTTGATTCTTTTTTTTGTAAGTACGATGTTTCTTTGTATTTACAAACACAAAGGCGGGAGGCATCGACAGAGCGGAACCGTTACCCGCCATCATTTCATTCAAATTAGATTCAGTTGCTTCAGACATTCTTGGTTTACATTAACGTTTAAACTGTCAGGCAATCTATTTAAGAAAAGCATAAATGCTTTCAAGATTGGCCAATATGTTGCTTCTATTTTAAAAAATAAAATAGGAGTAGCGGCATCATTAAACACATTATACATTACAATAATGTGATTTAAAATTAAGTGGGTTTTCAACTCACCAGTTGTTTCATGGCGACTATACTTAATTCTATTTAGATCTTCTTCAAAGTCGGAGTATGTAACTGACGTTGGATTATCATAATGTTTAATAGCAAAAAGAACCCAGTTCTCATGTGTCAATTCATCGAAGATCATATGTTAGGGAGCAGCAGTAACAGTTAGAACTGCTGCGTCAGAAATAACTTCTTCGGCACCAGCAGTTGATGTTAGCTTGACACGATACTCATAACCATCTAGACCAGTTACATCAGAAATGGCGAGGGTATCAGTAGTGAAATCACTGTAAACACTACCATCTAAAGTACCACTAACATTTGTCCAGCGTCCAGTAGAACTGGTTCTACGCTGCCAAATGTAAAGAAGAGTTCCAGTTGTAGCAGCTGCTGTAACAGCAAACAATCCTGGATCTCCTTCAACGATAGTATCATCAGCTGGTTGTACAGAAATACTAATGGCAGATGCTACGTCTGCTGCTACAGGATCATCAGCATCAGCAGTATTAGCAGGAGCATCCTTCATTGCTACAAGGTGCTGTGCCTTGTGGCGAGTAGCACCAGAAGCATCTGTATAAGAAGTGTACTGCCACCAACCAGGAGCGGTAAGACCACGCTCTCTGTTCTCGGCAAGAGTTGCTTCAACTTCATCAATAAATACTGCTCTCGATTGAATAGCAGCATTACCCTCAGCGCCAGCGGTAGCATTACTGTTACCATCATGTGCTACAAGGGTTCCGTCAGATTCGTACTTCTTTACGGAAGCCTTCTCAGTTGTGTTTAGAACTTTAATTGATTGTGCTTGCGTTTCAGCACGACTGTACAAAGCCATTGGATACTTACCCCAGATTTACTGTTTTCTAATATGTATTTATAAAAAAAGGGGGCTCGTGCCCCCATCGATATCATTCACATCCTTTAAGAAGTGCTGTCTTAACTGTAGAAGCAATTAGATCATCAACATCATTATCTGTTGATTTTACATAACGCTCTAAGAGTTCAACAACAAGTTTTTTGACTTGGCAAGACGACATAGCCTTGAATAGTACAGGTTTTACAACCGATACAACGACACCTAGCATAAGAGTAAATAGAACTCGACGAGCCTATTTATCCTTATTCTTATCTTTGTTTTGTTTTTCTATAGTTTTCAGAACGTATTTTTTATGCTTTCTCTTTTCTTCTTTATCTTCCTGGGCACCGTCTTCGATATTAGGCATCACCTCAACGGTTGCCCCCTTCACTTTTTTTCTTCTTCAATCTCCCTAGCAATTTCTAGAGACTCTTTCATTTTTTTATTAGCACCAATAATCTTAGAAACTTTCTTACGAACTTAGTGTTTGACTTGCCATCATTGTCAACATCAGCATCTTCTTTTCCAACAGGATCAAGTGCTTCTTTCACTGATTTATTCTTTTCTTTCCAAGCAGTGGCATAAGCAATACCCTTTTCCTTCTTAGTTAGTTCACCATCTTTGGAATAACCTTTCTTGATGTGCTTAACCATACGCTCATACTTAGCGCCTGGAGGTGCCTTCTCATCAAGCATGAGTTCACCAATTGGTTCGTAACCAGCTTTCACACACTTGTCCTTACCACCTTCTGTGCCAGCATACTTGTAACCTTTCCAGCAAGCTTTGCCATCAGAACCTTGCTCCTTACCTTCAGCATTCTTCTTCTCGAAAACATAATGAACACCTTCAACATATAAGTTGAAAGCTTCTTTCATTTTTTCCTTCTTCTCTTCTGCTCTGCCTTCCTTATCATGCTTTTTATCAGCAGCAGACTTCTCCCAGTCTTTCATTGACATTTTGTGCTTCTTGGCAAGCTTCTTATCTTCTTCTTTATCGTCTTCACCACCTTCCCACTTGCCTTCTTTTTCTTCCTTAGCAACTACGTTAGTGTACTGAATCGTAGCACCGTGAGATTGCTTAATACCTTTACCAGTTTTTAGATCTACAGCAGGATCTGGAGATCCAGCATTTGCTTTTGGATCCTTTTTACTAAAGTCATCTTCTCCACCTTTCTTCTGAAGTTCTGGATAAGTTTCTTCTTGCTGTAAATGCCAACCAAATCCTTGACCGCCCATCCAGCGACCATATGATTCAATAAGAGCTTTAGAAAACTCATCATTATGTTTAAGACTAGTCGTGGGTTTCTGCCTTTCCATTATTTGTAAAGATACTACTTTTTCTTTCTTTATTTATAGTCTCTTGAACTTCACGTATGTCAGAAACCCAGGCACGAAACATATCCCCACTCTCAGTAATAGCAATTACATAATTAGGACCAGCTCTGTGTACTCTACCCTTTTCTCCAGTGTTAACATTCATAACCAGATCCCCTGGTTGATAAACTTCTTTAAGGCGGAATCGCTGTTGATCTGCTGTCTTTTTAATATCTCTAAAATTTCTCATGTTTGCATTCCTAGGGCATCTTGCATATTATTGGCATAGTTCTTGGTTCTCAATTTAATCCACTGTTTGTATTGAGCAAAGTTTCTTGTGCTAACAAAATCATAGTGTAATCTAACCTCACCATTAATTTCTTTCTGCTTAGTTATAGAGTATACCACACTTTCTTTTGCTAAGACTTGCTCATAAAACAATTTGTAGAAATTTAATTGAGTCTGACTTTCTTCATATGAAGTTTGTACCAGTACTCTTTCACAAAGAAGAGCAACATTGTTAAGAGTAAAAGGATATTTTTTATTAGGACTATGTTTTTCTGCTTCTGCTATTGTCATAGGAATACATTCTTTAACTTTTTTAGCCTTACCAGACTCACTGAATAAGTTGTCCGCTATAAAATTTTTTGTTTTTAAAAGAAGTCCCCCATCTTGTATCAAGTTGTCAAGTGGCTCATAGTTTTTTGATATACTAGATATCTTTCTGTCCAAAAGAGTAATCATCTTAACCCATTCTAGAATAGACATAGAAGAAGTATCAAGTACCTTTTTAAAATCACTAGAAACTTGACTCTTCTTAGATCCAGTCAATAGTTTTCTCAATCCTCTTATTGGATACAAAGTTCCCTTTCCAGAATACTTATTATACTCCATAGCAGATGCCGCTATCATTCTTTGTCCAATCTGAGATGATCTAACGTTAGCTGCTATATTCTTAAACCACTTATGAACCTCTGCTTCCCCACCTGGAAAAGCAGTTTGAAATTTAACAGTTGCTGTAGATGATCCTCTCATCTGTGACTTGACGCTTATCCTCAAAGGAGTATTTCTGTTTCCATTAACAGCGATCTTATAATCAATCAATGCTTCATTAGCAGCTTCTGGTAAATATATTTCAACTTTTGTAATTCTTTCACCATCAGGCCATCCAACAATATCTTTTATAGAAGCATTATTGCTTCCCAATAATTTAGATATCTTCAATACAGAAAGAACTTCAAAAAATTCTGATGACATGTCTGGTGCTATACCAAGCTTATCATCAAAAGTATTGTTATTCCACGAATTAGAAACTGCCTCTAGATAACTATCTCTAAGATAACTGCTGGTAAAAATGTTATTTGAAGATGGATGACTTATAAAAGATATAACATTATTGTAAAACTGCTGAGGTGTTAACCATACATCGGTGATTTTTGGATCAACATCTTTAGGTTTTAAAGAATTTAATTTGCCGCTGCTCTCTGCTTTGCCAGCGTATTTTAAAGAAAAGTTGTAGTTTATTCCCGTTCGCTTGGTTACAACATTTCCCTTCTTATCCATCGCTTTATAAGCGTAAAAAGATTTAATGACTAACGTAGGGTTCTTTCCACCAGCAAGGGTATGTAATTTAATCTCTGTTACGTTGAGTTTATTTTTGATACTCTTAGAATTTATAAAAGTAATCATGTCATTTATAAATCCTGCCCTAGGAGTTCTAAAATTTAAAGCGGAATATTTGTCACCACCATTATCACAAGTCATCTTATAATTGTAAGTGATAGAACTCTTTCCTTTGATTACTGCTTCAATCTCCATCAAAGTTCCATCTTCATCAATGTCTTTGCTGCCGCCTTCGATTTGAAAATCAAATCCAGCCGTCTCGCCATACTGTTTATCAAAAGCATACCCAGCAGCAACACGAACAAGCTTAAGCATTCTCCTAATTCTTG